GGGTGATTCTCATTAGATCAACCCACTGCCATTGGAGCATACTCGGAGCGTGGCATCTGCTCTACGTTGTAACCAGTGACCTCAGCGCCGTTAGCAATGCGCTCAGACCACTCGTGACGTGCTGTGAGAGCGGTGATGGTGCTGTATGACTTGAGACCATTAGAGTTGAAGGTGACACGCTTCTGGAAACGCTTGACGATCACACCATCTTCTTCAGCAATGAATGCTTCAGGAAAGAAGTCAACGGTGGTAACGAGTGTGGTGAGTTGCATGTGGTGCCTTGCTTTGACTCTCTTAATATACATGGTTTTGGGGTGCTGTGCCACAATGGTGGACACTACTCATACTGGCATGCATCCACCACCAAAACCTCTTGGAACTGCATTAGTTTATGTTGCTGCATCCAAACTGCTCGCATAATTTCATAGTCATCAAACTGATAGACCTTACCATTCTTTGCTCTAATATGATAATGGTGTCTATCGTATGATTTACTAGATGTTTCTGTGAATCGTTTAAGTTTGTTGCTCACGTTCTTGCTTTGCTGTTTTGAAGTAAAGTTTATAGTATCGTTTCTTCATCTCATCAAGTGTATTCATATCATCATCGAAAGCATGATACTTTAGGAGTTGATATGATCCTTCGAGTTCACTGATGAGACGAAGTATGTTAACTGAGTTTATAGGTAGTAATCCACCATGTTTGTGAGTGTCACTCATTCATCAAATACTTTACACATAGGAGAACCAGGATGATCATCACAGAATTTGTCTAGAACTTTATCTTGATGACGATTCTGTGGGTCAGCAATCTTGCCTTCTGTATTTGGATCCCACTCATCATCTGAGTGTGTCTCATTACAATGTAGATCTACCTTGTATTCATTCCACTTATCATTGGCATCATAGAGTGGATCAGATGGATCTTTTTGACGTGGTGATGACATATGCTTGCTCCTGTGTGTTTATTATGGGCGAGTCAGACGATATTTGTACAACTCCACTTTATCTATGAGTGCTTGATTATTAGTTGATTGTAAAGCTTTGAGAATCTCTTCAATCTCTCGTAATGTAAAACTCATTTTCCACCTGTGTCGTAGTTTAGTTGATCGTCTTGTGCTTTTAGGTTAGCACTTCTTACTCTATCATGAAGTTGCTTGAGCGCCTCTTCAGTTTCGGGTGAATGTTCCCATTCCCACATATCACCTTTCTCAGTGATGCGACTTTTAGTGCTCATACTGCTGCCTCCTGTAGTTTATATTGTAGTTTGGTGAGTTTATAACGTCGGATATACTTCTCTGCATGGTCATAACACTGAAACCAAGCAGTTTTCTTCTCTTTGCGATCATCTAATCGCCAAGGGAATGATGCGAGATGAGGAAATAGTTTCATATCACGCGAACGTGTGAACTTTATCTCCTCAAGTTTGTTACTCTTCTGTTTCTTGGTTGTTGTACCAGAAGTCGTCCCAGTCTTCTTTCGAGGCTTGGTTGATGTTAGAGTTTTGAGGTTTTGCTCTAGTTTCTTCTGTGTTCGTGCCATGTTTTCTTAGAGAAAAAGATCCGTCTTCATTGTCATACCAGTCTAATGCATCACCTTCCTTCCAACCCATTTCTGTAATGAGTTCTTCAGGTAGTGTGATCATACCATCATCATCTATTGTTAATGTCCATGCCATGTTGCTAAAAGTAATTGATTGCTAATAATGCTCTCACTTTTGCATCTGTGCAAGTTGTACTATTGTGTAGTTTAGAACCATCATGAAGACAAATACGATTTGCCTTTGATTCAACTACACTACCATCTTCAAATTCAGTAGAACCATTACAAGTATTCAAATACAACAATGCCGCTTTATGCTCATAATCATAATCGCGATGCGGTGTGTGGTGTATATGTTTCCCATGGTTGGGATACATCACAAAACGAATGCGAATCAGTGCTTTTACTTGTAAGAAGCGTAGCACTGGTTCTACGTATTTAATGCTTGGAGATAAAGGATGGTGACCTTCATAGATCTTAGCAATATGATAATACTCTAGATCATCAGGATCAGGAGCATCAGAATATTTCTGTGCTCTTGTTTGAGTACTCAAACCAACTACATTGGAGAAGTTCCACATAAGATCATCACCAAACGCAAGATCACGTACTGATTCAAATGCTTTTGTTGGTAGTGAGTTATCTAATATTTTAACTTTATCCATACTCAGTCAATATATCCGAAGTCTACAAGATATTTACGTGTTAATGGAGTTGGTTCATACACTTCCCACATATTGCCTCCAGCACACGCTGCAAGGGCGTTCATAGTCATGTTCTCTGTTCTGCCTGCCCATTGTGCTTCTGCCTCCCACGGGACCGCTGAGGCAGGGTATGTGCGCTCTACCAGCACACGCCAGATCATAGGAACTTGATCTTCTGGCATAATAATAGCAATCAATGAGTTATCAATTGTGCCTGCCATACAATCTTGTGCAGCATGCCATCCTTCATGACGCATCACCATCATAAGAACACTAGGATCATCCATATAATCCTTATTCAGGAAGAAGTTGTTGCTTACTGTGTGATAGACACCACGATGACCTGATGGGAAATACTTTTCATCCGCAAGGAATACATTCACCCCAATTTGATTGAGTGAGTGCAGTATATTATTAAACTCACCAGTAATACCAGTGAAACCCTGCATATTGTCATACTTAGATGAAATATCAAGCATAGAGTATACTTTCTCTACGCCATCAGTACATTCACCCAACAACATACAACCCATGGCATCCATGGAGTTATATCCTTGAGTGATCTTACTATCATCAGCAAGAACATGTGGTGCAGTACCTAAACTGAATGCAGTTAAGAATGCGAGAAGTGTAGAACGTAACATAAGAATGATTATTAAGAGTTGGCGATGTCTGCTGCATTGTCTGCAACAACATGAGATAGACGTTGTTCTAAATCAACATCATTGACGCCATATCTAAATGCTAGCGCCTGAGAATCATGGCGGGTATGACCCCACATACAATCGATGAGAAATTGTATCTCACCTGCTGACAATTCAATGCTGATAAGATCAGTATTCACTGAGGAGATCTTCGGGGAGGAGTTCATGGATTTCATTACTCGGCAAGTAATATTCTGCCATATGTAGTGCTTTCATACGCTCATCATACTCAAGAACTTCAGCGTAGTCAATGTCGAGTGTAGAATTGTTCATCGTTTGATAATAAGGATTTCGTGTGATTCTTTGGTGTGGTCAGATTTGTTGGCGATACGATTGTCGCCAATACGTGTCTCACCTAGTTGGTAAGAGTAGTGCCACTCAGGATAGTGTAACTCGAAGTCACCATACCACTCGCGAATGGTCTCACAATTGTTGTATGAGAGAATGAATGGACCTTTGTGCGAGTGGAGCAGGTCTCTCAGTATAGCATGATTGAACCCAGTGTGGTGGACATCAATGTTACAATTTGGATACATGCCCTTGAGCATCTTGTTATCCTTATCTTTCTTGAGATAATATGGTGGGTCAAGATACAAGAAGTCAGTATCATATGAAGTTATGACATCTTCAAATGATGACTGGTACACACTGAGATTCGGATTCTTGTAGTTACGAATCTTCTTGACCATAGTGTCCCACTTCTTTTGATCTTGGTAGATCTTACTCATCCACCCCAGATACATCGGACCATAGGATAGATTGTGGTTGTAATAGTAATATGCTGCGGAAGTGATGTTATCAAGACGGATTGGATCACGTTTGTAATACTCTGTCTTCCAGTCTTTGAGCATTTCTTGAGTGTAATCCCAACAAATTAGTTGCTCTTTGATCTCAGCATACTTCTCTTTGGTTGGTTCAATGAGTTGTAGAGCGTCTGCTAGTTCATCTGGTTGGTTCAATAGAACTACCCAGAAGTTTACTAGCGCGGGAAATACATCCCAACCAATGACATCCTTACCTAATTCGGTTGACCAGCGTGATTCTAATGAACCACCACCGATGAATGGAGACACAATACGATTTGTCTCAGGTAATTGTTGCGTGATGATCTTGTATGCTTTACTTTTACCGCCTGCATAGCGAATAGGTGTCTTCATTTAGTCTTACGATCGATTTTGTACTGCCCGAACGCTTCATGAATAGAATCAGGAAGAGAAACGCCAGTCTCTTGATAGTTCCACTTAGGATAGCATCCTTCAATGGTATTATACTCCATCAAGCAGTTTTCTTCAATACCTTTGGCACTGACAGGAACACTCACTTGCTGAGACTTGAACAAACCAGGAACTTCAATTACAATGGGTTCCATGTAAATCATGTAAACCTCAACTTTGTTGCCCTTGTTCAGTTCTTCACGCATGAACCAGTTAATGGCAAAGCGATTGATACCAGGGTCATCTTGACCAGCATTGAGATAGAAACCCATGCACCCTTGAATGCCACTCTTGGTAGAAGATTGACCAATCTTGTAGATCTCTCCATCTACACACAGAATGTACACAAGAGACACATGCTTGCTCTTCAGTTTCTTAGGAAAACTGGTGTCATAGTTCATCACAAGTTTGGTCTTGTAAAGAACATGCTTGGGACCAGAGTAAGCAGCAGTGCCGTGAGAAATCTCACCAACACGAATGGCGTTAGGAACGTCAGTGATGTGCATGGTGTGTGTCTCTCAATACAAGTAGTATGCCATAAAAAAAGGAGGGTGTCAACCCTCCCCAACCAGTTCATCAAGTGTCCGAGAAGATCGGTATGATGTCAGTTTTTACGTGTAGTGTCTTGTTTATGTGCTGCTCCCATTGCGATGCGTCCTCTAAATTGTAAAAGATCGCTTCTTGGCGTGTCTTCTTGCTTCTCTTGTGATTCAGATAAACAACAGCGTATTTCATGTTGGTGTTGAGGATAAACGATCAAATTGACATAATGACGACCCCATCTAGAGTGTGCTGACTCAGGAAGTGGGAGGTCAATGAAGCAAATACTAACGTAGTATTCACTAATAAAACTAATGTAACCTGTGGTGCCACGATACTCAACGGGTTGAAGCAACTCAAACATCGTAGAATCTGTCATGCATGTCTTCGATTTGTTGTTTTAGTTCAATGATGTAGGCGGACATTGATGCCACTTTCTCTTGTAAACCTTTGTTTACATCTTGAAGATCTTTTACGAGGTCTTTGACCTCATTTGTTAGAGCATCTGCTGCGTCCTGACTATGTGCCATGTTCATTTGAATTAGAATGCTGGTCTATCTAGTTGATCTAAAGTCTTAACTGCTTCGTTTGCTTGAGTCTGCATACCTTGTGTTGTCATATCAATGACGGGAGCACCACCATTGCCGAAACCATTTCCACGATTCATATCATAATGAATAGCGCGAAGATCTTTTAGGCGACGTTTAAGGCGGCGCAGTTCTTCACCATCATAGAGATAATCTTTCTTTAGTGACTCTTTGATCAGATTGATTTCGCGTTTAGGTGACCACATTGCGCCATGCTCCTTTGTTGTAACGTTTGATGAATTTACCCAATGTAGGGTTGGTGACAAATTGCTTCGCAAAGTATCTATCGGCATACTTGCCTTTAGAATCTACCCAGTGGAGAAACATAGAGACGTAGTGCTGTCCGTGATAGGGTTTACGAGAGTGCTCTTGAACACATCCATAGTATAGCACGGCATCGCCAGGGTGCAACAGGTAATTTTGTCCATTCACTGACAAATCCCATGGTTCATCACCCCAGAGATGGCATGATATACTGATCTCACATTCTGCTCTGTCTTTGTGTGGTGGCAATGCTTCACCATGCTGATACTCACGAATAAATGCATACGTTGGATAACATAGTGTGCCAGTCATTTTATTGATCAGTGCTGTTTTATCACACAAAATTGCCAATGCTGGATTATAATTGGAGAGAGCATGAGTGTAATAGATCTCATCGAAGTTATCACCAGGGATACGAAAGTATCTGGCAAACTCCATGAAACCTTTACCGATCTCAATCGCTTCATCTTTACATATGAATTCTTTGATTAGTTGGTTTTCCATCTATTGTAACGCTGAATCCATTTTTGCCAAATACTTCCCTCACCTTTATTGTAAAAATACTGGTGATTCTTTGGTCCTCTGCTTCTCACATAATGGTTAAACACTTGAACATATTCTTGACCTTCATATGGTTCACGCCAGTGTTGTGCTTGAAACCCTTTGTAGAGTATCGCATCACCACGATCTAGTTCAAATGCCTTATCATTTCCATCTTTATCCTTGATCCAGATAGGCCACGCAGAGTCACCAATCAGATGTGTAGTAATACCAACTTCACAGCAATCTTTATCTACATGTTTCTTGAGGTTGTGTCCATTGTAGTATATTCTAGTAAAAGATGCAGATGGTAGTAATATCTCTCCATAGAATTCTGATAGGGTGGATGCCTGCATACACAATAGTTCCAAGCAAGGAACAAAGTCTTTTACATATGGTCTTCCATCAGTATCTTTCTGGCAACGATACTTCTTATGAAAGTCAAGCATTTCATTACCAATAGATGTTGCTTGCTCGAATGATAAGAAGTTGCGAAGCAGTAGATAATTCTCTTCCATCAGTATCTCTCGGGAATATCCTTATATTGTCTTTCGCATTCTTTTTTCTCTGCTAAGAATTCAGCACGACCCAAGGTAGGATCAATACTATCAACACAAGTAATTAATTCTATTGCACGATTACCCTGCATGAGAGATTTTAATTCCGACGCACGATCCATACTTACCTTGTGATAGTTAATCACATCGTCAACACAAGATAGCATTTCTTCATATGTTTGTCGTGCTGATACTTTTTCATCGTTTAGATAATCATCAATTGCATCTTGCATACGATCTTTGCGTTGCCTTGCATATTCTGCTGTCCAATCGGTGTCTGTCATAAGAAGTTCCTGAGAGTGGTCTAGAAGGCGCTGTAAGCATCCTCTATTATAGTTTATGTGATTTGCTTGTCAAGAAGAAAACTCTTGGTTTCTACGCTCATCTAGATATGTGATGATTTCATTACGCCATTCCATTAATTCATTGAAACATTCTTGGTTATGAGCACATGCTCTAAGTCTACTATCTGGTTTCAAAACGCTCTCATAAAAAAGTCCGAGTGCATCTTTACGTTTTTCGTGTTTGTTCATAGTATTAAATGAGGGAGACATACTTACTTATCAAACCACCAAGGAGGTGGCAGGCAAACCTTCAATGAAGATCGTGTCAACAATGCGTTGCAGTCTCTTGATTGTTTGAGCACCATAGTTTTTGAACACTGGTACTGTCACATAACCAGTAGACTTGCGATAGAGACCGAGAGCACCAGCAGGGATTTTACCCTCAGCAATGTCCTTGGCATCGTCTTTGTTCATACGAATAACACGACCGATAGTCTGTGCCATCTCAATGATGTCAAGATTACGAAGCATGATAGTATGAGTCAGACCATGAACATTGATGCCTTCAGACAGAATGCTGTAGTGGAAGATGATGAACTTCTTGTTAGGATCCTTGCCGTACTGATCGAAGATGTTGAAGAACTGCTCACGATTGACTTTCTGGTCATTGACATAAGCACCATACTTACTAGTAATGTGCATTACATCGTAACCACGCTCACGTAAATCGTGCATGATGCTGGTCTTGAACAGCAGAGCACCCATGATCTTGCTAGCAGGAGACGCTACAAGGATCTTAGAAGACTTGTCAGCAGGCAGGGAGTCTACGATGTCCAGAAGCATAGCACGATCGCTTGTGGCGGCAGCAGCACCTTTCTCACGGGTGATGTCAATCTCGTAAGGGACGACAGTTGGAGGAAGAATGCTACCACCAGCAACCAATTCAGGTGCTGGAACATTACATAGCACAGAACCATAGATCTCGCTATTGTTCATACCACGATTAGACTTACGTGTATGCTTTGGAGTAGCAGTAAAGAAGTATGATGCGCGTGAACTTAGACTAGCAGCAGCAACACCAACAAAATGATTACGCTGGACTGCGTTGTGCGCCTCGTCAAAGTAGCAGCAATCGATGTCGATACCAGAA